CCTCATAACCTATCTCAGGTAAAGGTTGTGTTAAATCCCAACCATTCATTAAAGCTGTTTGAGTAATAAGATCCCTGTTAATAACTTCTAGGAACTCTCTCAAAACTGCTTCAATACCTATAGCAAGTAGGTTAGTTTTGTTATCAGATAATGCAAAAGATCCTGAAGCATCTTGTCCCATCTTTAGAACGTCTGCCAAGTAAGTCATAAGAATCTTATTCTCATAACGATCAATTACTTTATTTGTATCAAACTGCTTACCACCTTCTACAGAAATCAATTCAAAACCAAAAATATCAGCTTTAGTTTCTGGATCAACAAACTTAGGAAAAACTATACCAGCTTGTTGATTGGCGTGTAGGTTATTGATTGTATCTTTAGCCCATTGGTAAACATCTTTCTTATCATCAGAAGCCTCTGGACTCATATATTCTGGAGGAAGACTAATCTTTGGCATACCTGCTAAATCACGGCTAATACCAATTGCCTCAAACTCTTCAATAGTTGTTTTATATTTCCAAGCAATGAAACAATTTCTTAATGGACTTGTTCCCTCTGGATTACCTCTTTGGCAATCGTGCTTAAAATGTAAAACCTTTTTGTAAGGTATCTCTACCTTCTTCTTATTGAACTTAGTTACAGTACCGTAACCCGCAGTAGTGAGGCTTAGGTCTTGCTCAACGTATTCAATGTTTTGAATTTTATCATCAAAACCCCATTTCCAGATTGTGTCTTGTGAACGAATAGGAAGTTTAGCCCAACCTATTTTATTATCTGAAAACTTTGATTTATATTTACCTGCATCACCTTTTCGAACTTTATAAACTTTCTCATGGATTGAGTATCCATAGATAAGCATAGATAAAGCTTCGTTAACAAAATCACTCCAAGAATGAGACATATCATTCATACATTCTACAATGAAGTTCTGTCTACCAACTTGTTCAGGTGTTGGGACATCGACAGGAGTAGATACCTTCCAGTTAATTCTACGTATCATTGATTTTATAGCTGTATGTGCTGATTGGATTGTGGCATCATAAGACATGCTTTTATATGTATTAATAGATTCAGGCCAACGAAGTTCTAATCTAGATTCTTCATAAACTCTGCCATCTGATAATTTCAAGCCTGATGTTGACATCTCTCCTAGTCGCACCGAAGATGGAACTGGTAAACTCTTTTCAATATCTGTGGTAGTCATACCAGCTCCTCTAAATGAATGGGTTAGGTCTTGTCATTGGTGGTAATACGAAGGAAGGAACATGTTTCTTTTCAGCTAAAGTCATAAAGGCATCTGAGCTTGCATCCACCTGATCATCTTTAGTTTTTCCATCACCTGTGAATGCTTCCAGTTCAGAGAAATAAGCGTTATTCCAAGAACCTTCTACAATCTTAATAATCCCTGCACCAGCGGCGGCAGAGAATGGACTAAAACGCGTAACCTTGTTTTTGTTTGTTGGTTTAGATCTACAATGATTACCTTGTTCTGACAACTTACGGATCATTTGAACTGCTTGACTTTTACCAGCAGCAGCAGGATCTTGTGGAATTGTTACAGAGATATCATCACCATCAAACCTAGCGGTGTCTAGAACTTTTGCATCTACACCTGTGGGTTGATCTCTGAATCTTACAACATCTTCAACATAATAAATCCCATCTTTATCTTTTGACATTTTAACGCCAGCAGTCCAGTCAGGATTAGGGTTTACGTCTGAAGGTATAGTTGATGCGGTATCCCATGAACGTACCCTAACTGCGCTTGCAGGAGCTTGTGGAACTATCTCACACCATGATCTTTGGAAGTAACCAGACCCTTGAGGTCTTACATCCCAGTTACCATAACGTAAACGCTGTTTATTGATGTGTGGAAGAGATTCTAAGTTTTCTCTATAGTCTGGTTCTAGTTCATCCAAAATAGGATTGTCATCGATTGTACCCGCTATAAATGTATATTTTTTTGGATTGTTCTTTGGGAATTGTGCTTTTAATTCATCATAATCCCAAGAAGTGTGAACATCATTACCTGTGATCACAAAGTATCTAGTCTTTCCACATAAGCTCCTGTTAGGACAACCTTTACGTTGGTCATCTAGACATTCACCTGTTTCTGGATCAACCTGATCTTCTTTGTATAGGTAATGTTCTACCCAATCATAAACGAAATGATCCCTATCAGGGTTCATAGAACATTTCATGAAGGATTTATTCTTAGCTTTAGAACGCATACGAGAACGAAGGTAGTGGAATTGATATTCACTAAAATGTGTGAATTCATCCCAATAAATTCCTGAGTATTCAATACCCTGATGGAACTCTGCGTGTTTTTCTAATTCCATATAAGCAAATTTAATCTTTGCTCCTGAAGGAAAGGTAGCAGTTTTCTCCTTCTCTTTAAAGGTGGCTCCAAACTGGGAATACATACTTTTAGCTAGAGGCCATAAAGATCCATCCAACTGAGTAGTGTTTTGTCTGAAGTATACAGCATAGTAGTTAGGATCTTCAATAAATCTTAATGAGTCCATAACCAATGCATGTGATTTACCACTTCCCGCAGCACCTCCATAGAAAACTATAGAGTGTTCTTCATCATTAATGAAATCTGCCTGAGAACCTTCTTGAGGAGAAACTATAAGTCTTTCTGACATAAGTTACCTCATTTGGTAGGTTAAAACAATTTATTAAGCGACTCCCAAGTGTTTTAACAAAGGAGGAGGAATATACAAACAAGTAGTACTCAATGAGCAGGGATAGCTACAGATCCTTGAGAACCGCTTAATAAATTGTTTTTTTTTTGTAAGCTGTTGATACAGTATAAGCTACATATCTTTGTTTGTCAACAACTTTTTAAATATTTTTGAAATTAATTACAGAAGTGGTACGGATGGTGAGGGTCGAACTCACAACTACGAGGGCTTAAACCTCGTGCCTCTGCCAGATTGGGCTACATCCGTCTTATTTGGCATCCCTAGTAGGATTCGAACCCACGACACTGAGGGTAGAAACCTCATGCTCTTAGTCCACTGAGCTATAGGGATAAATTTTGGCAGTAAGCAGAGTAATCGAAACCCACTCCATATCTGAAGCCCATCCCTTAGCAGGGGAGTCATGCACATTGCAAGTTTACTTACTATAGTTTGGGAGTCTTATCGTTCTAACAGCGCTTGTGGCTCCCTGTACGGCTCACCCTTCAGTAGGGAATACATAAAAATCCATACACTCCTTATCGACTTCCGTGATTAAATTACTTTGAAAATCACTTGTAATATTAACGCAGGGTTCTATTTCTACTGAAGAGATAGGTACTGCTAACGCTACTGCTGGTACTAAAGAAATACTGAAAATTAATGCATAAATGAACTTCATGTCCACCTCTGAATTTTGGTTAAATTTGGCGAAGAGGCTCGGATTCGAACCGAGAACGCATGGGTTTGGAACCCAGCAGGATGCCGTTTCAACACCTCAACTTTAACTGGCAGCCCCTACAGGAATCGAACCTATACTAACAACGTCAAAGGATGCTGTACTACCATTATACGAAGGAGCAACTAAATTTGGAACCGATAAAGGGATTCGAACCCCTGACCCTCAACTTCGTAGGAAGATGCTCTGTCCAGACTGAGCTATATCGGTATTAAATATTGAGGAGTGATAACCCAGCCATCACTGGAAGACACTTACCACCTCCCGTCACATCGTTTCAAGGATTTCTTAAGTCTCACATTTTGGTGCTCGGTGAGAGAATTGAACTCCCGTCAACGGCTTACAAAACCGTTACACAACCACTATGCCAACCGAGCTTAATCAAGTTCCGGTACGAAAATATTTTTCTTTGCGCTTCTGTGGACAATATTTTCTTCTGTGATCAGCAGCAACTTCAGACGGTGATCTTTTTTCAGATACCCCAACAAATTCAGGATATTTTGTAACCCCTTTACGCGTGTTCCTAGATGCTTTACAATTACAAGCTAAGTGACTAAAGGCAATATTATCTTGATCGAAGAATAAACCTCTAGGTTCTTCTGAGTCTAGCCAAGGGACTTTGTGCTCAATAGAAAAAGATTCTCTTGTAAGCTCACCACCACATCTGTAACATTTATGTCCCGCTTCTACAACTAATCTGAACAAGGTATCCTTTACTAACCTACCACTGGCCGTGGAAGGATTCATGCCCAATTGTTGGGTCTTTTTATGTTTACTCATGACTATCTCCTCGATGTCTATAAGTTGAAAGTAGCGAATGCCAGATTCGAACTGGCGACCTTCAGAATATGAACCTGCTGAGCTGACCACTGCTCTAATCCGCTATTTTTAATATTTTGGTTCTGATCACAAGACTTTCACTTATATCTTCTTGGTAAGTGCCAAGCGCTTTAGTGGTGGCACCTACTCAAAGGCCGCTAAACCTTATCTTTCGCGTAGCCAACACTTATTAAGCTATCTCAGAATTTGGTACTCCGTGATGGAATTGAACCACCGTCTTTAGGTTATCGGCCTAACGTTGAACCACTCAACTAACAGAGCATTAAAGCTTGGTGAGGAAGGTAGGAATCGAACCTACATGCTTTCGCCACGGGGTTACAACACGCTACCCTACCTTTTGGGTGTCTCCCCCCTTTATAAATCTTTTTAAAGTACACTCGCAATATCCACTGCTAGTATGTATAAGACATCTGAATATGTTCAGTTCGATATTCTGTTGAATGTACTTTAAGAAGAATACTTATAGAGCAATTCGGAAAGACCGAGGAAGGGAGAAATGAAGGAAACCCAATAAATCTCTCCGAACTGCTTTATAAATAAACTCTTTGTGGTTGGACTACTGAGATTCGAACTCAGACAGAAGGCTTAAAAGGCCCATATGCTACCATTACATCATAATCCATAATTATCTGTTACCTTTTGTTTGTCGCTTTCCATTTTAGGCGCTCCTTTATTAAGTTTGTGTAGTCATTATTACATGTTATTTAATTCTTGTCAACACATTTTTTTTTTTTTTAATTATTTTTATTTCTTCTAACATCTGGTGCTCCTCCCTAGATTCGAACTAGGACTCTTACCTGTTATG